GGCGTAGGTGTCTGCAATGTCCAGCAGCATCTGTGTTGTTTTGTCTGCGATTTCCTTTTTCGCTTCGGCTGCTGCATACTTGGCTTCCTGCATACCGGTTTTGATGGGGGTCAGTTCGGCCTGCACAGCGTCTGCCGTTGCCTTTGCTGTCTGCGCCTGACTCACTGCGTCCTGAGCCTCCTGAGACGCGTCAGCAGCGCTATGTGTGGCTGTCTCGGCCGCTGTGATAGCCTTGCCCGCGTTGAGCCATGCCTTATCAAGCTCCGGAGCGGAATAGGCAATAGCGTCTGGTGTTTCGTATACCGCTTTGATGCGGACCCAGAGGAATTTTCCCTGTTCGTAGTCTGGATAGCCTGTGTCCCAGGAGCCGCCTGTCCGTTCCGTGTCGGAGGTGGACAGGTAGTATTCATTGGTCAGGCTCACCAGTTTCTGGGTCATACCGTCAGCGCCGTCTTCCCCTGCGGTCTTCACCCAGGTGTAATCTGCCGGATCCGGAGAATCAACAGGGTTGGGGTCATGATACTGGCCAATCCACTTGCCCGGGTTCTTCCCGTTATTGCCTGTGAAGGTCCTGCCTCCATCATCCGAATACCGGATGTGAAGGTAATTGGAAATGCCGTCAGCTCCATCAACCACATTGACGGTTGTCAGCTCATACTGTCCGTGCAGCTGTCCGTCCTTCCAGGCTTCGAACCTGTAGGCCGCTGTCTGGCCAAAGTCTGTGCTGGAGACCGTCAGTGACTTGCCCGTGCCTACTCTGGTTCCATTCTTTAACCAGCGGATCTCAAACTTATCCGTCACATCCGCCGCCCCATCTCTTACAATGGCTGTCAGTGTGTTCTCTCCCTGTCCGTTCTTGAAGCTGGTGCCGGAGCTGGATGCGATGCCGCACTGGTACTGCTTGTACTTCTCGATCAGTGCATTCATTTGGCTGATGATGGAGCTGGACAGCTGACTGGAAACCTCCGTGAAGTTGTCGAATGTGGTCTTGTTCTTCGTGGGATCCGTGAAGCTTACTTCCTGCTCCACGACCCGGCACTGAACATACAGCTTCGGAATGAACTGATCGTCTTCGATGGTCACCCGGTCACCGATGGCAACGTCAATGTAGCCGTCAATGTCATAAGTCAGCTTCGGTACTGACCGCTTCCGCAATTCTGCCAGAGCCCGACCGTAAAGCATCTCCTTGCTGTCAACGTCGCAGGACCACATGCCAACGATATAGTTGTCGTCCTTGTCCGCCACCTGTGAAGGGAAACGGTCCCTGGCTGACGGGCTTCGGATGTCAGAGTTGCTCAGGTAGCATCCGTCTGATTCCTTTGCTCTGGCGTACCCAGCAAGTGTCATTCCATCCTTGCCTGTTGGCCGGATGGCAGTGATGAGCTCAGAGATATCAGAGGTCTTGGTGATGCCTTCGATGCCATCGGAGTAGCGCAGAGTTATGTCCCGCTTGTCGTGGCCCATGCCATGATCTGACCGATAGACGTTCATCACCAGCGTGTTCAGGGAGAAATTTTCATTCAGATACGGAACGAATTCCAGCTCTGCATCAAAGACAGTAGCCAAAGAAAAAAGACGCTTAAGCACCGTCTCATTTCCTGTCCATTCGTTTTTGATGCTCTTGTCGCTGACTTCATTCAGGCCGACCTTGAGTTTTTCCCGTTCGAATCCCCAGTGATCCAGATAGCCCATGAACGTCTTCGCCGTGTCCAGCTTGGTTGCGGCTATCTCTTCATTAAGCAGCTCAAAGGTCAGACCCATGGCGGTGACTTCTGTCTCCGTCCGGTCACGCTCAACAGTGGTGATGTTGAGGTAAAAGCTGCCCAGTTCCGGGTGTCGGAAGGCCAACTTGTTTCCCACCTGCAGCAGTTCATTCGGGTCCTGAGCGGACAGTATTTTAAATGTGAAGGTATAGGCATTGCCTGAAAGGTAACGATGAAGAATGTCGTCGTAATAATGTATGGCTCCCGGTTGAGAGTTATCCATGAATCCCATCAACGCATCCCTGCAGTTGAGGATCGCAATTCTTGGAGTCATTTAAAGCCACCTTTCTCTAATGTAAGCAGTGCCGGTCAGTGTTCCTGTGTACCAGCTGGAGGTCACCAGCTTTATCTCAGTGTCCCCGGGCGGCACCTTGAAGTACTCCGTGCCCAGGACTTCCTCCTCCGGGCGCCACATGCCATTAACCAGAAACTGCGTTGTCTCACCGTCAATGGTCAGCGTGGAATTAGGCCGGAACCGGTTGGGCACGTCTCTCCACTTGGAGACACCCATTTTCCGGAAGTCGAAGACATCGAAGCCATGGATATACAAGTTCTTCCCGTTGCTCGCTCGCCATGCCTTGCAGGATATCTGGATCTTGGCAGCCACAAGGTTTGCGGCTTCCGGAACGATGAAGGTATGGTATCCGCCCCAGTAGAAGAACGTGAACTTGCTGCCCTCTTTCCGCATCATGCAGTGACCCCAGTCTCCGTACCACGGATTCAACTCGTGACGATGATCTGTCTGATAAGTCCATGTCCGCAGGATGCGGCCTTTCATGAGATCCGTGTCTTTGCCGTCGGGGTTGTATACGATGATCTCATAGGCTCCCTGGTTGCCGGACATGTCCGTTTTGAACCAGTTGCACCCAGCAATGAGCTTTCCGTCAGCTGTCATGACGCTGACGCTCATCTCCCCGGTCTGCCCCATGGCAGACGCCCACATGATCAGATGCATGTAGATGTCCCAGTTGATAGCTGTGGCGTTCCCATTGGAGTCCGGCTTGAGATTGACCGTCCGCATCCCTCCGTTGGCATTGCCCACAAGAGTTCCAACGGAACCCAGTGTGAGATAGGTCCTGCCGTTGTAACTGCGGGTTGTCAGTGTACCTTTTGTGCCGTATGTCGGATGCATGGCATCTTTGGATGTCTTGTCATCTGCAGCGGCAATGAAATCAGGCAGGCCAGCCAGGTATTCCGTTTGCTGGTAAGTCTGCCCGTTGGCTTCCTCACGTTTCCCGAACTCCATGGCTCCGTATTCGCTGGCAATGCCGAGATACCCGTTTTCCTTGTTCAGCCTGACTTCGTACCTGATGGAGGCAGGAACGGTACCGTCATTGGTAACCATGAGCGTGTTTCCGGAGATGGGAATGGACTTCTCCACCACGGAGTACTTGAAGGGGTCTGCACAATGGAACACAATCTTGCTTCCGTCTGCTTCTGCACTGGATGCGATGTAATACTTGTCTAATTCATCAGCAAAGATGAGCTGAGCTTCCCGGACTTTCAGGAGACTGTTCAGTTTGTTCATCCTGATCTGTCTGGCTTCCAGCATTGGAGCGCACAGCCGATAAGTCACTTCAATGTCTCTGGAACCGATTTCGGAGCCAGTGTAACTAGCTCCGTCGATTCCTGGTATTTTCTTTTCATTTACGTCATAGGACATCAGCTCACGGCCAGAGACTGAAATCACCTGGAATCCAGGCACCTGAGCTTCGAGCCATTTGCCATCAAATTTGATGTTCAGCATTCTACCCTCCTGCCAGTTTCTTCCGGACGGAAGCGTCAAGGTCGTTCGCTTTGGCAACATCCGATGCAACGAGCTTTCCAACTGTCCGTCTGTCCATCACGATCTGCGTGTCTGCCGTGTTCTTCGCGATGGTGGAAAGATACCCGTCAAAATCAACTGCAGTAAGCCTTTCCATCAAGGAGTCCATCTTCCTGCTGAGATTTGCTATCTGCATCTGATTTCCAGCCATGACGCCTCGCTGTGTGTCGATTGCTGACTGCAGAGCCGCCGTTGTCGGATTGACAGCATTGCGTGCTGCATACCCCATGTTGGACTCGTTTGCTACAGGATCGGCGGAAGCTGAAGCAAAAAGCCCGGCGGGATTTGCCAGACTCATCACATGGAACAATGGTGAGTTTGCTCTCACAGTCCTGTCGCCTTTGGTCTCGACCGTCTTGACTTCCTTGGTGACTTTGACAGTGAAACTCTGGCGGGTCAAAGACTTAATTTGGCCAAGCCAGTATTTGGCATCGTTGTAAGCTGTTTGAGCTGCAGAGGGGATACCGGAAATGGACCGCTCGAAAGCAGATGTAGCGCTGGATCCCATCTCGCCAGCCGCCCCAGGAACGGAAGAACCGCCAAATTTTGAAGGAGTGTCAGACA